GTGTATTTGGATGTGTGCGGTACGGGGTGCCATATTTCTCGTTTTTGTCACAAACGTGGTTGGCGTTTGTCACAAATCACATAGCCCATTATGGCAACCCCCGCTGCGAGTTTCGCATAACGGGATTCCTGCCCCAAAAAGTTTCGCATAAAAAAAGAGGACCAGCCGGGGATCACCCAGCTGGCCCTTATTTTACGATGTGACGGGATCCTAAAATAGCAGCGGGTGCTATTTCAAGTTGCTGATCAGCAGCTCTCCGACCGGCTTTGACTTATCCGCCCCGGCGATGGTGTAGGTTGTATCGACCTCCTCGATGGTGAAGCCCTTGAACACCCGGCGGACTTCCGGGCGGTCGTTGATGGACAGGATGAACTTGCCCTGGATGGCGCCGAGCTGGGTAGCCATGTGGTCGAAATCCAGCCGGTCGAATAACCCCTTGCCGTAATCGTTCTCGCAGCCCCAATAGGGCGGGTCGAGGTAGAACAGGGTGCCTGGGCGGTCATACCTTTTGATGAAATCCTGATAGGGCAAGCACTCGATAACGACGCCAGCAAGCCGCAGGTGCAGGTCCTCCAACATCGGGCCAAGTCTTGTGACATTGAAGCGGCCAGGGGAGGACGGTGTGATGCCAAAATTCTGCCCGGCCACCTTGCCGCCGAAAGCCGTCTTTTGCAGGTAGAGGAAGCGTGCTGCGCGCTCAAGGTCGGTGAGCGTGTTCGGATCGGTTGCCGACAGGCGCTCGAATTCATAGCGCGTGGTGAGCTGGAACTTCATCATGTCAAGGAAGGCAACGTAATGCCGCTGCAGGACGCGGAAGAAGGTCGCGACCTCGCGGTTGAGGTCGTTGATGACTTCGGCTTTTGCGGGCTCGGTTCGACGTAAGAAAATTCCGCCCATGCCAACAAATGGCTCGGCGTAGGTTTCGTGAGGGATTTGGTTGATGCGGGCGACGATGGTTTTCGCCAGACGGCTCTTGCCGCCCATCCAGGGCGCGACAGGGGCGACCGGCCCCTTGCGGTTTTGACTCGACTCCATTGCTGTTTTTCCTGATAATGTCCGGGCCGCTTGCAGTGGCACGGGATGGCCGTCATCGGCCGGTGGTGGTCATGCGGGGTTCCTCCCGCGGTTCGAGGTGTTGACGCACCTCGACCCCCGTTTATTCAACGAGGGAGTTGATCGGTATGGCTGGCATGAGGTGGAATGAATTTATTTCCCGCCACAGGAACCATTTTGAGTTCAGTTCTGTGGTGAGTAGTTCAATCGGCTGTCAATTTGACAAAGGGAAGAAGAGGCTGCCAACACCATACTCTCTGTTCACGGAGTGGCTTGACAAGACCATGACCGGGGCCTGGACGAGTGTCTCCCATCGGTTGCCAGGAAATGTGACGATATTGCGGGTGCTGATTGATTCGGACATCGATGCTGGCGCCATCAAAAAGCGGTTTGGCATTATCGCCCCCAAGAAGAACTTGCCAAAGGTCGGAAATGAGATATCGATCGGATATAAGGATTCTTCCTATGGGGAGCTTGCGGAGGAATTGGGGTATCGTGTGAACCGAAAACCACGGAATGGTTCAAAATAGGTCGATTTCCGACCCATAATCCTATCGGTCAAAATGGTGCGAATGATCGATAGGAGTGCGATAGACATGCGATAGGCTGCCGCATTATTCCGCCATGACTTCGCGCACCCGGGCTAGCCGTTCCCGGCAGGCCTCCCCCGCGGCCCACAGATCGACAATCCAGCGGGCAACGGTCGCCTGCGTCATTTCTCCCTGCGGAGGCTCCGGAGATGCCGGGCAATCCATGAGCACAGCGGGAACCTTCGGACAAACCGCGGGCGCCGCCAGCTCATTCCCCAGCCCCGGCAGGTGAGCGCAGGCCGTCAAGAGTACGCAGCAACACAGAGGCCACAGGGCCGTCTTCATCAGGTTTCGCATGATAGGTTTCCTCGCGGATTGCCTGCACTCGGCAGGCGCGGGTTTCATCGTTCTTGAGCTGGGCCGCCAGCGCAGCGGATTCCTTCGCCCGCTGTTCCTCAAGGGTTGCCAGCGCAGCATCGCGGGCGGCAATGGCATCCCTGGCGGTTTCCAGTTCGGTGGAAAGGCGGCCAGTCTCGGCCTTGGCATGGGCGGCTTGGGCACGATAGGCAGTGATCGCGAGAGCCATGCCTCCCACAACGATGCCGGCGGCCAGCGCCAGCTTCCATTTTGACGGGATGGCCAGCAGCAATTTCAGGGCGAGGCCAATCATTGCTCACCCCCACCCTGCCGGTTCTTCAGATTGAAGATTGTTTTTGCTCCGGTGTACACGGCGATGACGCCAGAAGCGACGATGCCGATGATCTCGATGGCAAGCCGGTTGAGCTCCGTATCGGCCCCCATGGCCAGAATCCACACGAAAACAACGGCGCAGAATACCAGGGTTCCGATGGTGACCTTGCGCCGCAGGCGCCAGGTGAATGGTTTTGGCTGCATGTTCATTCTCCCCTGTTGATGGCGGCATCTACCGCACGGTAGTATTCGGTCTCGGAATAAGGCTGGATGCCGTTTTCGTGGCGCACGATCGCGCTCATGAGGTCTGCCAGCCACTGTCGGTTACCCATGAGGTCGATTTGGTCATCAGGCCATTTGCCGAGGCGGGTGCAAACACTGTCGATGTAGGCGGAAAGATTATTTTCAGATGCCGGCGCAAAGCGCGTCAGGATTTTCCTCACGGTTCCAAGTTTGTGGCGCTTCTGGTAATTGAGCAACACGATCGCCAGCGCACGCAGACCGTCATGGGCGGTGATGAACTGGCAGAACTCCGGATCGGCCTGTTCCTTGGAAAGTCCCTTCCATACGTCGCGGGAGCGACGCAGGTTGCCAGGGTTGTTATTGCGGATGCCGCGGGGCATGGTCATTGCCTGGTCTCCTTCCTTGGTGCGCACCCGGAGCCGGCCACGCATGGCAGGCCGTGGATGCGGTCGTGAATGGCGGCTATTTTCTCGGCCATGGCGGCCAGCGTCTGGCCGTGGGCGGCAATCGCCTTCCTGCCGAGCACATCGTTGTTGACCTGTTTTTCCAGCTCTGTGAGTTTTTCAGAATTACGTCCCCACGCCACCGCAACCGCCAGCGCTTCAAGCGCAAGCGTTACCGTAAGGCCAGCCAGCGCGGCCCAGATTCCATCCATCGTCTGTCTCCTGTTTTATGTTGGTGTGTATTTCCCGGCCCAGAAATGCCAAGTGTCGTCATTTTCACCAGGCGTGAACGTCTCCCATGTCCAATCCGTCCCGTTCACGGTCCAGCCGTGGGCATAACCGACGTCCTCGGTGTAATCGGTTCCGTCCCATCCACGAAATCTGGCCGTGCAATGAATGGCATCTCCAATGGGACCGATGCGGAACGGATGGCCAACAGCATAACCAGTCCAGCGGTCCGGCCAGATTGGGGAATCCGGAAGCCAGAACGTACCGGCCGGAAGTTCTCCCAGCACGGTTTCAAGGTCTGGCGTTATGGTGGACCAACCGCCGCCGGATCCTCGGACAGCAAAGCGCGGATGGATCATGTTGAACGCCCCATCGCTGCGTTCTTGAAGGATGAGCACGACAACAATACCGGCATGCGGGCAGAAGGCGACGGGAATAAGCCCCTCGCCGTCCACCAGCCAGCCAGATGGCGTGATGTCAGACCACGCTCCATCACCAGACCAAAGCCGCGTGCCTGTACTGTAATCGCCGGACACCGGCCACGTAGAGGTGAGCATGACAAAGGCCTTGCCGCCATTCTCCCGCACATCCATCTGGAGGGGGGAGATTTCAACCGCGCTTTGCGGGGCGGTCAGGTGGCTCCATGTCTCGCCGATATCGGCGCTGCGCACCAGCACAAGGTCGTTATCCTCGCCAAGGTTTCGGTCTCCCAGGATATAGATGCTGCCGCCAGCGCATCCCATGGTCATGTCGATGCCGGCCGACCAGCTCATAGACCAGACAATCTCCGAGATTGAGAGGTCATCCCCGGATAGGCGATAGAGCCGCACAAGGATCCCTGCGTTTTCGAGGATAAACACGCAGCCGCGCAGGTAGCACCAGGCGAGGACGGAAGCGCCATAAACTGACCGGGTGGCCGTGTCCTGCGTCCAGTCATCCACCATGTTGGCCGTGCGCAGGTAGGCCGTGGATCCAGCACAGATCCAGATGCGATCACGTGGACAATAAACCGGAGCGCCGCCGAGGCTATAAGGCAGATACAGGCGCTCCCATGGGGCCATGCTGGGGCCGGTTCCGGCATAGTAATACCCGACATTCCCCTTGGTCAGGATGTCGCCTGGGGCCGTTGTCCAACGCCGCGCGCATTTCATGGCCCGCCGGAGAAACATCAGATGTCCCGCGCGCCACTGGACATGAGATCCCAGCTGGTGCCGTTGTTGCTGGTGTAGAGAATGAAAATCGCGCGGCGGCCGCTATCAACCCAGTCCTCAACATTGTCCATTGGATAGACGTTTGCAGGCCAGGCAATCTCATAGCCGGATGGATTATTGATGGCGAGCGTGAAACCGGCAGAAACAGGGGTGGCAGACGGGAAAGGAAACGTGGCAATGGCGATGGTTGTATCGCCTGCGAGCGTGAGGTCGTAGGTGTTACCGTAACGGATGTCGAGGGTGTATGTGCCGGAGACGCTCGCCTCCTTGGCAATCGCCTCGACATAGGGACCGAGGTTGAGAGCGATCTGCCGCAGCCAGTTCCAGAAATTCGGGCGGTCGCGAAAGGCGACCCCGCGACGGTCGGCACCGGCCGCCGCAAACTGGACATGCGAGCCGAGGCTGGCAGGCGCTTCCGGGCTTGCGGCCGCATCCCCGGAATTGACGGCGCGCGTCGGCGCTACCGTGCTCCCGGCCCCGTCTTTCAGGGCGCGGCGCAGGCGGGCGGTCAGGCTGTCGGTCATGAGCTTGCTCCGAGGTCGATCTGCTTTGGCGGGGAATAGGCATGGGTAATGGCGGCATGGATGTCATGCTGCAAGGCATCATCAGCAGCCAGGCTGCGCAGGCGCAGTGAAAGCGCCGTGGTCGCAACCGCGCTCACCGGGTCGGCAGCGCCAGCGGCAAAGGCCGTGTTTTGTGCAGCCACGTCCGGCGAGGCCGAGGCCTCCCGCACGACATAGGCAGCAGAATCCATGCTCCCAAGCGCCACCGGCTCCGGCGCCACTTGGCTTGCGTAATCGGCATAGATCATGCCAGAAAGGCCGGATACCTCCACCTCACCCGTTCCGGCCGAAGGCGTGGCGCCATCCCCAACCGCAAGCGCGATGGTGATGGTAGCAAAGCAGCCGCCAGCCCCACGCGACAGGGCGACGGCCGAGACCTTGCCGGTAACGGCATCGCCGCCCGGCAGGCGCGGGTCGGAAATGGTAGCAGAGTGCGCGGTCGTGATGTCGCGGCCGGCGTCCCATGGCACCTGCACGGTGATGGAGACGCAGCGCGCGCTCGATGTCAGCTTGGCAGCGGCCCGCGCAAGAGCGTGCTCAAAGGCTGCACGCCCCCGGTCTGTCTGGAAGAAGCTGGCCCGGCGCACATCACCGAGGGCGGACTGGTCAACCGAGAGCTGGATCCATCGCCCCTGGAACCGGTCAATACCGAAATACGCCCCGGCCGTATGGGCCAGGAGGCACCGGAACGTGAACCCGGCAAAGCGCACAATGTCATCCACCTCATACTCGATGCCCGTGCGCCAGGCCTCCGTTGTGGTGTCGAGCGTGATGTCCGCCAGGCGGAACTCCATCACCTCCACGGATCCATCGTCCGATGTGATCTCCTGAACGCCGGCAGCCACCAGTGCATCCATGCGCTCGGTGCGGGCCTGGCGGTAATCCCACGCAACCATAAGCTCCGGCGAAAACCAGGCGCGGGCAATGCGCAGGGTGCGGGTGGCGTTTGCAAGGTCGGTGGCCGGAGCCCCGGTCTGGCAATCAGCCGTGGCAACCGTAGCGGCGGAAGAGCGCAGCGGCCGCGCGCTGTCGTCCACCGTGGTCAGGCTGCCGAGCAGGCCGTTGCCGACATCGGCAGCCCAGTCCGTGGCGATGTGGGCGGCGGCGCCGGTTGCGTGCTGCACGGTGTCGCCGATGTGCACAACCACATCTCCGGATGCGATGGTGATGCCTGGCTGCCACAACCGGCAGCCAGACGGCGTGCCGGGCAGAACCTCGGTGAGGCTGGAATCCGACACGATATAGCCGGAGGCATCGCCAATTCCCTGGCCGCGCGCCGGCCAGCGGGCGGCAAAATCCGTGCCGGTCAGCGTCGAGACATAGGCCGGATCAGACCCCATGGCCGAAAGCACGGCGGAGGTGATGTCCGTCTCTCCGCTCGCCTGCTGCGTCCACTGGGCCTCAACACGCACGGCAATGCGCCGCACCGGTGCATCCGAGATTTCCATCTGCATGGATTTCCAGGCGTGCAGGCCGGTGAGGTCAATCGTGGACGTGGCCGCCGTGAGCGAGACCAGCGACAAAGCGCCGGTCGCACGGTGCCAGTGGTAATGCGCTGCGCGGCCCGCAAGCGCATCCTCCGGCTGGGGGTGGGCAGCAAGGTCAAAAAACAGGGCATCGTAATAGGGGGCGACGCGCAGGGTTGTGGCCAGCGCATCGAGCGCAGCACGCCAGCCTGGCGGCTGGGCGATCAGCTCAAGCTCCGCCGTGCCGCCGTCCGCCATATGCGGCGTTCCGGTAACCTGCCCACAGAAAATGAGGTCGGCCCCACCCGCGCCATTGCTCTCCGAGATGTAGGCCCAGCGTTTTCGGCCAGAAGCCAGCAGCCCGGAGGCAGGCGTGAGGACGCGCACCATCGCGGCCGCGAACTCTCCCTCGCGCTCGGCGATGTCCAGCTGGAAAACCACTTCATCATTCCGGGCATGTATTTCCGGATCGAACGCTTCGCCAGCAGCCGAGGCCACGGTGATGGTAAACTCATCGCCCAGCACGAAGTCCGTGCCGCCGTCCGAGATGGTGAAGGTTAGGCCACCGCCCGTGAATTCTGTTCCGACAATCGCCTGGCCGGCATAGCGCCCGCCTGGAAAGTTGATGGCGAATGTGCCGCCGTTCTCATCTGCCGCCGTGCAGGTGGCGCGGTAATCCCCGATCATGGCGGTGGACGCCACGGCAACCACGCTCATGGTGCCGGTGCCGGATCCATCGAAGGCGACGGAAGCCGACCCGGGGACCAGCGGCGGGTCAACCCAGGCAAAATAAAGATGGTCCATGTATCATATCTCCCGCGCGTCGAGCGACCAGTTATAGGTAGCGGCCCATTCGTCAAAATCGCAGGTCCAGTTTTCCACGCGGCAGGTCAGGATGGGGCGGTAATAAATCCACGCCTGGCCGGAAAGGCTGCCGTCCCCGAAGTCAACCGCAGCCGTGCGGTTGCCGGTGCCGGAGAGCGTGGCGCTCGCCTGCGCGCCCGTGGCGGCAACGGCCCGGCCAGTCCCGGCCACGGCATCGCGCGGCAGGGTGGCGGAGCCGACACCAGCCGCAAGCGTGATTGGAATGCCTCGCTCCTGGATGCACGAGATAACAATCTGCTGGCCATAGACCAGATCGCCGAACGCCGGAGCGGCCACATCTTCGCAGGAGATGGATGTGCGCAGCTTCTGGAATGAGGCCGGCAACGGAATGTCCTTGAGGCTGCCGTTGACGTCCCGCTCCATCTGCGCATCTACATCCGGCGTCAGGTTTTGCCTGGCGCCACGGCACGACCAGGGCGGGATCCCGCAACCGGAAATGACAAGAAGGGTATCGGTCATCATCGGCTCCATTCTGGCACGCGCTGCGTAATCGCGCGCCGTTCCGCATCTGTCAGTTTCCGTGTCCAGCTATCCAGCTTATCCTTTGAGGTTGCGGTCAGCAGGGGTTCTCCTGCGATATTCAGGGTGAGCATGGCATCATACGTCTGCCCTTTGCTCATGATCTCAGATGAAACTCCATAGACTGTTTGCCCTGCAGGGGCTGCCAGGATGAACTTTCGGTTGTCAACCTGCCCGCTGCTTGTGCCGGTAAGGTCCTGCCCGCCTGGCAGACGCTCCGAAAGCGTACCGCCCTTCCAGCCAGTGCCGTCGGTCGATCCGGTTTTGATCTGGTTGTAGAGCGCGCTGCCAACGTCAAAAGCCTTTTTATCCAGCTCCATCCATGCAGAAATCGGATTGACCAGCGGGGATTTCAGGACATCGCCCAACATCTTCACGCCATCCACAGCTTTACCAACCCAGTCTGCAATAGTCATCATGGCATTGGCCGTAGCCTTGAGGGCCGGACCAACACGGTCGAGCGCGCTCTTGATGTCATCCCAGCTTGGGGCGATCTCCTGGAGGCGATCGCGCATGTCGATCAGCCACTTGTTCTGGACATCCCCATCCTTACCCTGAATCATGGCCACGATGTCCTGGAACACCTGGACGAACTTGCTGGATATGCCGCCGAGGATGTCCGCGATCTTGTCGCGGTTATCAGCCAAGGAATCCGTGATGCGACCGAACAGGTCTATGAATTGCGCCACCACCTTCTCGCCGATGGCCAGCTTGACACCCTGCCAGGCTTTACCCATTGTATCGAGTGCATCATTGAACTGCTGGCCATGCCGGGCCATGTCGGCTGTTACCTCAAGACCAAGCCGCTTCACGGCGGCCTCATAAACCGCCAGCCCCTTGGATCCCTGATCAATCATCGTCAGGAACGAGTTTCCGCCGCGCTCACCGAAGATGCGCAGGGCAGCCGCTACACGACTGGGAGCATCCGGTATTTTCTTGATGGCATCGAAAACGTCCTTGAGAATATCAACCGTGCCGCGCAGCTGGCCATTCGCCGTGCGCGTGTTGACGCCGATGTCCTTGAATGGATCCGTCTTGCCAGGCCTCCCGGAAGCGGCAAGGGCCTGGTTGTATTTCTTGAGACCGACCTCGATCTCCTGAAATGAAATGTCGCTTTGCTCCGCCGCAGCGCGCAGGGCGGACAGGGCTTCCGTAGCAATGCCCGTCCGGATTGACATCTTGCCGATTTCATCGGTGTATTCCGCACTGGATTTTACGATGCGGAAAATGGCGTAGCCGGTCGCGCTCACGGCGGCCGTGAAGGCAAGCGCCATGTTGCGGGCAAAGCGGGTTACCCGCAAAACGCTGGATCCAATCTTGGTGAGACCACCCGTGATCTTTGCAATGCTGGCCTTGGCCGATGTGGCGAGGCGCGCCCAGCTGAAACGCTGCTTTCCGACAGAGGCGTCGATCCTGTCCAGCTTCTCTTGGGCGCGCGCCCATGCGCGCTGGATTTCCTCGGCCGAGTATTTTCCGGATTTCTTGATCTCGTCAAACTGGTCAACAACCTTTTTGCGGCGGTTGTCTGCTTCCTCATTACTGATCGCGCCCAGGGATTTCCAGACATTCTCCAGTTTCTTGGCGGCTTTCTTTTCTTCCTCGGCAACCTCCTGGGCGGTTTTCCCTGCCTCGGCGCCGAGCTTGTCCACATCAGCGGCCGCATCTACCGCCGCATTTCCGACCGCCTCGGTGCCCGCCGCGAACTTGCGGACAGCATCCGTTGCCTTGTCGGTATCGGCATCAACCTCGACGATAAGCGCCTTTTTCCTGGCCATATGTTATTGCTCCATGAATTTTTGGATGTCGCGTTTATCGCCGCGCGAAGCCACCAGCATCGCGGACGCCTGGTCCTTGAGGTCTGCCTTGCGGGTATTCTCGCCAGCCGCAAGCCAGGCGAGCGCCTGGCGCGGGGAATAACGCAGCGGGTCATGATGCCCCATGGATACCAGGCGCGCCGCCACCAGCGGCCACATATCCCGCGATTGCATGCGGGATGGTGCGGCAGGACGGGAAGGCATATCATCATCCACAGCATCCGGCATGGTCATGGCAAGAACATCAGCCACGGCCATGAGCAGCTTGCGCGGGCGCAGGTGCATGCGGCTGATCTTCTTCGCAGGCATGCCAGCGGCGAGCGCCAGCACCTCATGCAGCACGGGGCGGCCACCCACCACCATGCTGTCAAAAATATCATGCCCGGTAAAAATCCCGGACATGCAGGGATGCCGGGCCGCCAGCCCGCCAAGCTGCGCCAGCGAAAGCGGACACAGCGAAACGCGCCGGCCCCAGTGCCGCAGGACGGCAACGCGGGGCGACATGTCGGCGAGCTGGGGACCGGTCATCACTTAGGCTCCTGCAAATCCGTTCAGCGGCGTAACCTTGCCAAACGGATAATTGGAGCTAGTGGAATCCGACAGGCATTTCCCAGTGAGCGGAAGCTGGGCAAACTCATCCGAGATGAACGGGATACCGCCAGACGGCTTCAACTTCACGCGTGGGATCTCGATTTTCTGCTTGTTGCCAACCTCATTCTTACCAATGCACATCAGGCTGATTTCCTGGTCAGTATCCTTGAGGATGGCAATCACATTCAGATTGTCGGCAACACCGATGGCAGCAGCATCGAAGGTGATTTCAAGATCGGTTCCGGCCCCGTCTGGCTTGGCGAGGACACGCAGCATTCCGGACGCATAATCAAGCTCGAAATTGGTGCCTTCTGTGTAAGCAACAGGATCTGTTTCTGCTCCATCATCAGCCGATACGCTATCAGCTGTGATGTTGAGGTAACCGATGTCATAAGCCTTTCCAACCTCAACACCTTCCAGCAGAACAACCTTGTCGGTTTGAGCCGCCTGTGTTAGTTGCGAAGTGGAGCCGAGCAAAGACCGCGCAAGATTTTTGCTGGTAATCTCTTCCAGGGTCAGTGAAACTTCACCGCCAACCTGGGTGGTGATTTCCGCATCCTGCGATTTCACACCAGCCATGGAGCTGAAATGCTCGGCGGTCTCGACGTTAAGCGTCAGGGTAAATTCCGGCACGTTACCGAGATGATCCCAGCCGATTTCACCTTTTTTGCGGGCATAAAGCTCGCCTTTCAGGATGGAATAATTGTCAGTGGATGGAGAGACAGCTTGCGGCATGATGATTACTCCTTGTTACTTGTCATAAATCAGGGTGAGAGTGAGGCGGAATCCCGCAAGGGTTGTCCTGCCTGTGGCGTAATAAGTCTCAAACCGGACAGAGGACACGCCCTCATCCCTGGCCAGCATTCCCATCAGAATTGCATCAGCCCTGATGACATCGAGAACAGACTGGTAGGCCTTGTTGACCGACACGCCATCTGATGGATTTAGGTAGTAGACAATCTCCGGCTCCATGCGCCACCGCATGAACATGCGTCCTTGCGGCGTGTTTCCAGGCGGAGCAATCTCTTCTCCGCCATCATTCAGGACAATACGCGGAAGATCTTCCTCCGGGATTTCCAGCTGCCGGTTGCGTTCGACAGGCACGCCGATCGGAGACAGAACGTCAGCAATGCGGGAGAGTATCTCTTCCCGCTTGTCAGGTGTATCCACCATTGATCAGATTCCTTTTATGATCTCGTTTTCCAAGTCATCAACATAAGCCGGAAAATTCCGCACAACCGTATCTTCAAACCCAAGCTTGGCCTTGATCGTTACCCGCCGCATCAGCACGGCAATAGGCTTTGCCACCGCCCTGGAAATCTTGCGCATCAGGATCTTCTTCCCGTTTCGGTTGAGAATGAAGGTCTTGCCTGTGCTATCCAGTGTCTTGGCATCCTTGAAACGCACCATCAGAAACTTGGATTTTTTCGGGCCAATCGTGCCACCTTCCTCATGGATGGATGCACCGGGCGAATAATCACTGAAAACCACATGGCTTCCATGCGGCGTGATGAACGCCCGCACAGAATCCAGGCGACGCTTTCCGGCGCCTGGGTATTGCTGCTTGATGCGCCGCTTCTGGTCCCGCAGCACGGCGGTCTTGAGCTTTTTCCCAGCCCGCAGCTTGGCCTTGGTAAAACCGCGCTCGATCTCATCCCCAAGCGTCCGGTTGTATGTAACCTTTGCAGGCATCAGACGACCTCAAGCGCCATGGAGATCATGCCGCGCCCATCCCGGGACAGGGAAAGAACGCGGTACTGGATGGTGCCGCGGGTGATGGTGTCGCCGCGGGCGGCACCGTGAACATCATCCTCACGGAAGTCAGCCTTGATGGCAGCCGTAGCGATCTCGCCACCGCCGAGGTTCACCACATCGGTGGGAGCGGAGAATATCCCAGTGACGGAAGCCGGAGCCCCGCCCTGCTGCGTCCAGGTCATGCTTTCCCCGAAAGCGCCCAGGAACACGTTCGGCAGGGCAGCGAAAACTCCGCTCATTGCCACACCTGCCGGGGGGTATCGCCCCAGCCCAGGGCGCGAAGTTCAGCCACGCGTTCCTCTGTTGGGGAAAGAAGCCGGAGGAAAAATCCATCCGGCTGCTGCGTTATGGCATGGTCATGGCTGTCAGCCGCTACAATCTCATCCATTTCGGTATCAACATAGGCCACAATACCGGAAGCATTCAGATCATCGACACCAGCCTGGGCGCGATAAAGATCCACAATCCTCATTCCGAAATCCTCCGCAAGTGTTCGTCATGGAGTGGCACCTGCCAGAACCGGAACCGCTGCAAAACCATGATGCCGTTGTAGCTCCCGCCGCCCCGGACGTTGAACCTGATCATGGTGGGCGTCGGAACGGATGTCGGAGTATCAACGGCGGCTGGACGTATAAAGCCATTCACAGCGTGGACCGCACGACCAGGCCCGAATGTGACCGCATTCCTTGATATGACGCCATATTCTGCAGGATAATTCACATCTGCAGATGAGGCCTTTACAATGCCGCCAACCTGCAACTGCGCAAACCATATCGACGATGACGGAGCAAATGTTCCGACATCAAACGCATTTCCATCCGTGCCATTGGAAACAACGCACAGCTGCGGGTAGCCTTGCGGCGGGACCGGAATCATGGCGTCCACCATCAGGGAAAAGGCAGAAAGGTCGAGCCCGGTTACGTCCACGGTCAGCACATCGGCCGATCGTGTCAGGGCAGCCCCGGCCGTCATGATGGCGGATGTTGGCAAAACAACCCTGTTTCCGCCAAAATACTCAATCTGCGCGGCATCGACCGCAACCACGTCCCCACTTGTTGCCAGCCGGATCCCAACAACAGGATTTGCCCCGGTCGGCAATAAGGTAAAGCGCTGCCAGCTTGTGGTCAGTGCGCATTCCGTCCAGGTTGTGCCGCCATCTTTGGTGATGGAAACAGTGCCGGTGCCGGACACCCGGCGCAGGTAAACCGAGTAGCCCCAGGATGTGGCGCCAGACGAAAGCGAATAAATCGCGGTCGCACCATCAGCCGTGGCCGTCAGGCTGCTGGCAGCATTGGCTGCTCCATCAATTCCTGCCTGGTCCTTGGCCGCCGTGCAATTCGTTTTGGCCCAGTTCGCTTTTGTAAAATCCCGCGCCCACAAAATCAGGTTCGTGCTGCCGGCCTCAATGAGCAGACCTTGCCCAGCCACAATGCGCGGTGCATCAACCGCGACGGTCTTATAAACCCCGTCGCTGTCCATGTATCCGGCCGTGGATGCGCGCGAAAACACCAGGCGCTCATCAAGCGTTGCCTGCCGCGCGTCAATATCCAGCAGCGGGCGCGGCACCGGCGGCCTGCCGGACATCATGGGGAACGGGCGCATGGTCAGGCGACCTCTGCCGCGGGGGAGATGAAGAGGTAACCGTCAAGGCTGTCGCGCACGGCGGCAACCATCTGCCCCGGCGTGATCATGACGATGTGGGTTTCCCCGGCCGAAAGCGGGAAGGAGCCGGCCGCGTTTTCCGCCACCGGGTTATCCCCGATCTTGTAAAAGCAATCCCGCGTGGACTTGAGGAAGACCACCCCGGCAGCGACGGGGGCCGACTGCGCAGATGTGGCACCGACGGCAATGCGCTGCCCAGCGGCATGATTATGAGCAAGGACAGGAAGCGGGGAAAGGTTCGGGCCAGCGAGGGGGGCCTTGATTTGTGGGATAGGCATTCATTCCTCCATTTCAGGAAAAGGTTGGGGCGGAAGCCGTGACACTCCCGCCCCGAGGCTCAAGCGGCCCGGAGGGCTCAGGTACGCTTGGCCTTGATCAGCGTCCTCGGCTTCGTGCAGTAGCAAAGCGGGTTGGACTGAACCTCAAGCTCGACGAACTTGTTGAACCGAGTGTCCGGCGCCTGCTTGGCGTAACGCGGAATTCCGATGGTGTTGACGGTTTCCACATAATCCGCCGGAGCAAAGCTGGTCTTGAACAGGCCAGGGACGCCAACGGGGAAGAAGTGGGCTTTGTCATCGGCGATGAACTTCACGCCGTTCACCACACCGCGGTATTCCTCGAACACGATACCGAAGATCTCGAAGGTACGGCGCGCGGTGCGCGCGCCGAGGAATGCGCCGGAGTTCTGCAACTCGTATGCCTTGCGGGCGTCCGGGTGTTCCACGAGGTCATCGAAGAACTGGCTGCTGCAGAAGCAATGGATGTGGTCATAGACCGCCGCACCCAGTTCATCCTCAATGGCGCGCTGCACTTCGCTGCACTTCTTGCGCAGGGCACCGGCCTTCGGGGTGGCCGCATCGAGGTCGAAGTCGATTTCACCGATCTGGCTGACATTGAACTCGGTGAACAGATTATAGAGCGGCGTGGTTCCATCAGAATCATAGACGATGCCCTGAATGGCACCGAGGCGCATGTGCTCGATGGTGGCATCAATTTTCGGGACCATGCTCCCCATGCGGTCGGACACGACCTGCTGCGGACCGGCCAGTGCGTTATCCGAACCGAACTGCCGCACATTCTGGATTTCGTCGGCATTGACGGTATCCGTGATGCAAATGTGGGGAATGCGGAGGTTGCGCATTTTGCGCTTGTCCACCTGGTTTGGGGTGCCGGGGGCGCCGCGGGCAGTGGTCGGGACCAGGGAAAGCGTGCCGTTCTTTTCCTCGATGGCGACCGTGGTCGTTGCGACACCGGCCTCCTCGAAGATGTTCAGCGCACCGACGCGGCCTGGAACATAGGGCATGCTGTTGACGGCGGCCGTCAGGCTTGCAACGTTGAACGCGTCAGAATTGAAGATGTCTGCAATATTGTTCATGGTTTTGCTCCTTATCGGGCAATGAGGTTGATGGCGGAAAGCTGCGCCAGCGCAACCGCCTTCTGGCCGTCGGTGATGGCGTCGGGCCAGGAGATTTCGGCAGCGTTCAGCTCGGCGTTGCGGACGACGGCCACCGCAGGCGCATCGGCCAGCGAAGCGTCAACAGCATCGTAGAGAACACCGGCGGCGATCTGAGAACCATCGAACGCTGCGGGTGCCAGCTCCGAGAATTCCCCGGTGCCGGAAACTGTGACATTGATCACGGCGCCAACGGCCCAATCAGTCGAGCCATCAGCAACCGTGAGGTTGATATGGTCGCCCGTGTAAGCAGCTCCAACCGTGAGATTCGGCAGGGCGTAGCCGCTCGGGGTCTTGACAGAGAATTCGCCAGCGCCACCGGCATTAGCCACGGTGATGGCGAATTGATCGCCAGCCGCGAAATCGGTTGCACCATCGGCAATGGTGAAGGTCAGGCCGCCGCCGGTGAACTCAGTTGCCACCACGCCAGTTCCGACATTGGTGCCATCAGGCGCTTCCACCGAGAAAGTGCCAAGGTTCTCGACGGTCTCAATGAAGGTGACCTTGTAAACGCCGATCTGAGCGCCAGAGCCAACCGTGACCGAGCCGATGGTGCCGCGCGTGCCAGCCGTGCCGACAAAGGCACCGCTCGCCGTCCCGACGGCAGAGTTCGAGAGGCAGGTCAGGGCATAGACACCAACCTCGGCCAGGGCACCAAGCGGGGCTTCCGCCATGGTAATGGTGCCATTCCCGTCACCGCTTGCCTTGGCGGCCGCCACCGTGTCTTTGGTCAGCTTGCCGAGGACAGCGCCTGCGGCAAGGTCGTTGCCCGCAGCCAAAACAATGGCATCGCGAGAAAGCGAGCCGGGTGCCTCTGACTGCAGGAATTCGCCGGCGTACCGGCCTTCAGTGAGTTCATTCATAATTATTCTCCCTTGGAGGTTTTGCGCCGGCTTTCATAGATGGAAGCCGCATCGAGGCGGGGTGCCGGCGTGGCTCCCGCAGAGGGCTGTTGGGCGTTCGAGATGCTTTGGCTCGCGGCGGCCAGGACATCGACCAGCTTGCCGCGCGCAGCATCAATCGGAACTCCGGCGCCGAGCAATTCCGCGGCCATTTCGGGGCGCTTTGCCTCGATGCAGGCGCGGGCAATTTCTGCGGCTTCCGCGTGGCTGTATCCGGCGGGCCTCGGCGCTGCCGCCTGGACGGCGGCGTCTTGGGTTGCCGGGATGGTTTCTTCAGGCATGGGTTTTCCTCCCTGTGAGATGAATGTTGAAAGAGCAAGGATGGCGTCCGGCAATGTGCCGACCTCATCCGCAAGGCCGACAGCTACGGCGTTCTCGCCGTAAAAGCAGCCAGCTTCCGTTGCCTTGGTCGCCTCTGGTGAAATGCCTCGATTGCGGGCAACGGTGTCGATGAAAATCTGGTAGATGCGATCCACCTCCGACTTGATGGCGGCGGCGGCCACATCGCCCAGCGGGAAATCCAGTGAGCCGTCGGCCTTGTGTGCGCCAGCGTAGATCAGCGTGGGTTTCAACCCGGCCTGCTCATTGGCACCGCTATGGTCAACATGCCAGGCGATCACGCCGATGGATCCGGCGCCGCCGGTGCGGGTGATGAACACGCGCTCTGCGGAGGATGCCAGGGCATACGCCGCCGAGAATGCGCTATCGTTGGCCACCGCCCAGATGGGCTTGATTCCGCGCGCCATGTAGATCTCGTCGGCCAGGTCGAAACACCCGCTGCATTCGCCGCCACAGGAATCAATGTCGAGGAGGATTCCGGAAACGAGCGGGTCGGCGAGCGCTGCCTGGATATTCGCGGCGACATCGTCATAGGTTGAGAGGCCGGATGCTGCTTCCATCCAGCCACCGCGCTTGATGAGCGTTCCGACCACCGGGATGACAGCGATACCGCCAAGGTTCTGGCGGGTGGCTTCATTCCGCGTCTCCGGGGCGGAGTCGGGAGAGGAAGGTGCGGCGACCCGCAAGCGATCGGACAGCGCGGCGAGGATGACATTCCCCTTCCGGGCATCAATCATGAGCGGGGCGCCGAGAAGGCGCGCGGCAAGGTGGGGGTAATCAGGCATTGCTGCCTCCCTTCTGTTGGTTGTCCTGAGGCTGTTGATCGGATGCCGGAACGAGCCAATCCGGAGCCGTAGTGCGGCCATCGCTTTCGTAGACAAGTCCCATCGCATCAGCCCGGGCGTTGTCGGCAGCAATCTCGCGGTCAACTACATTCGCGTCGTAGCCGGTCTCGGAAACCACTTCCGTGCGCGACTTGAAGCCGGCGCGCACGCTCATGGCCTGCGCCTGCACATCCTGCACCGGATGCAGGTAGGGCCAAGCTTGCGGCGTCCATTTCACCTGCCAGAGCGCGCGGCCCCGCAGCTTGGTCTTGATTGCGCCGGAAAGCACGGCCATGTCCAGCCAGCGCCGCCACACCGGCATGCACAAGCCGAAAACCATGAGATGGTGCTGCCACATCTGGCACGACCTGCGGAACTCGTGCAGGGCAGCGCGCAGGGTGCGGTCGTTGATCTGGCTGTAATCGCCGGTGAGCTGCTCATAAAGAAGCCCAACAGAAGTCGCGATGATGCGCGCCTGCTGCCGCATGAAGGCCTCGTAGTTCCCGCCCACATCTGCGGGCTCGGTGATCTTGATCTCCTCCCCTGGATTCAGTGTCTGCAGCGTGCCAGGCTCAAGCGATGCTTCCGAGATCCCATCAGCATCGGGATCGCTCTCTCCAAAGCGTGTGCCGGTGGGGTCGGGGCGATAGACGAAGCCCACGAACATGGCGGCCAGCTTTTTGCGCAAAAGCTCGGCATCGTCATAGGCGTCCAGGTCGCGCAGCTTGATGAGAGCACGCACCAGCCACGGTTCGCCGCGCAGCTGACCGGGACGGAGCGGAATGTAAACATGCCGGATATCCTCTGCCGGAATCCGCACCAGTTCGTTCGGGCCCTTTTCTGTTCCTGTGGTATCGCCGGGGTGGTAACGCCACATCCAGTAAGCCACCCGCTTGCCGATGGCGTTGAACTCAATACCGCAGCGGATGATGTTCCCTGAGGTCAGAACCTCATTTTTATCCACCGGGCATTGTTCGCTTTCCAGCACCTGAAGCTGCAGCGGAACAGAGAGCCCATCCGACATGAAGCGCGGGCGCATCCGAATGAAGACCTCGCCGGATGCAACCACGGACCGCATGGCCAGCGCCTGCATGCCGTAGAAATCTACCAGACCATCAGCATCAGCCTCATCGACCCAATCCCACCAGAGCTGCTGGATGGCGTTTTTCAAATTCTCGTCTTGAACCATGGACTGCGGCTTGATGCCGGTGCCGATGGTATTTGCCGTAATGCGCTCAACCGCAGCTGCGGCATAGGTATTGTTGCGCACAAGACTGCGCGCGCGATTGCGCAGGGAATCAAGCGTTGAGGAAAGGGCGTTGTTCGGACCTACCATCCCCACCATCCAGCGGACCATGCGGCGGCCGATGCCTGCAGCTTCATAGGGGGCGGATGGCCCGGGTGTCGATGATCGGAAAAGGCGGTGGATAAATCCCATCGTCAAACCCCCTTGTCCGAATCAAGTCGTATCTGACGGGTCACCCGCGGTGCAGCGGCACCATCAAGATCAAGATCCATCTGGCGGAGGATGTCGCGCATCTCCTGCAGGGAGCGATACTCGACAGAGTTGCCGCCATAATTGACACGCAGGACGCCAAGCGCCACCGCCCGGCGCAGCGCTGTCCGTTCAGCTTCGGTGAAGATGGCCATGTTGCCCCTATTTGCTCAGGTAACTGCTGTGGGTTACGCGCCTCTGAAAGCGCGGCGCCGGTTTGACGATCTGGGCGGTTGCCCGTGGTTCATTCGCTTGTTCGGCTCCAAGGGCTTCCTGCATCTGCAGCCACTGCCGCTCCGACATACGCTCGATGCCGAAGATTGCGGCGGCCGCGCGGGCGTAAACCCGGCAATCCAGCGCCTCGTTCCTCGTGTTCGGATCCTTGACCCACTGGGCTTTCGGATATCCCTTTATGATCCTGGTCACCAGCCGCTCGCTTGTGAGCTGCTTGAAGTAGTCCTCGGTGTAGCGCGGGAAGTGGCAGAAACCTGCCGGACATTCCTCACCACGCTCCATTGCCTCCTCGGTCGGCGGCTCAAGTTTCAGGCGCCGGTAAAGCTCGCTTTTCCCGACAGGCCCGCCAATCGACCAGACCTTGATGCCCTTTCGCTTGCCACCGGCATCGCCGCGGGAGACGCGGAGCAGGAGCGCCGTATCATCGTCGCGGCCCTTGATGGCCACCGCCGTGCGAGGCTGCCGGGCAGCTGCGCCCGCAGGGCCCCACATGGCCTGCGGATGCTTGCGGATAAACTCGTAAACTTCTTCCGTTGCAAAGCCACTGTCCACGCACATCACGCGGATGGGAAGTGTGTTTCCTCTTGCGTGCGGCCAGTCCGTGGCCAGCACCTTTTCAAGTTGCTCCCACACCTGCGGGCGCGTCGGGTCGCCATCCAACATCCGGTAATCAATCGACCAGGATTCCTTATCGCGGCCCCAAGCCACGATCTCGACCTCGATGCGGTCCTTCTGGATGTCAACGCCCGCGGTGAGGAACAACCCGCCCTCAGGCACCGTACCGATTTCGTAGGCTTCGCGCCGGTCGTAGAGCTTGCGCCAGTCCGGAGACTCGGATTGCTCCTCGAAGGCCTCGCCCATGACTGTGTTCACAAAACCCTTCATCAGGTCTGGGTTCTTCTGCGCGGCCTCGAACATCGCAGCGGCCTCGCCCCACGAAAACCACCCCACCGGGGAATAGAGGCTGGAAAGGTGATAGCCGGCCGTGCGGCCATCGCCCTCTGAGGTTGCGCGCCACTCGCCTTTATCCAGCATTTCCGTCTTGTGCCGCTCGCCGATAAGGCTACCGCAATGCTCGCAGGCGTATTCCGCTTCCCTCGGTTTTCCTTCCGGCCACCGCAGCTGCGCGAATTTCAGCGCCTGGTATTCATGGCAATGCGGGCACGGCACGAAAAACAACCGCTTGTCGCTCGCCTCGAATTCGCGCTCGATGCGGGACAGGCCCTTGACATTTGGTGTTGACACCATAAAAACCTTCCGCCGCTGGAATGTCGCCGTTCTCCGCTCAGCCAGCAGAATCGGATCACCTTCTCCTTCAACATCGCCCGGGTAGCCGTCCACCTCGTCGAGGAACAGGTTGCGCGCCGGCATGGAGCGCAGACCCACCGCACTGTTCGCCCCAGTCATGATAAGAAGGCCGCCGCGAAATTCTTTGGACAGGACCGTGTTGCCACTATCCCGTGATCGTTTGTCCTTCACCAACTCGCGCAGTTCAGGGCATTCCTCAATCAGTGGATCAATGCGCTGCTTGCTGCCTCGCTTGGCGAGCTCGACCGTTGGCGAAACCGACATCATGGGCCCGGGCGCGTGGTGGATGACGTAACCTATCCAGTTGTTGCCGCACTCAGTGCCGCCAACCTGCGCGCCCTTCATGAACACCACCCGCTCGATGGGCGAGGTGGTGGACAGATCGTCCATGATCTCGCGCAAATAGGGCGTGCGGGATGTTCGCCAGCGCCCTGGCTCGGATGCCGCCTTGGAGGAAAGCATGCGGTGCGCATCGGCCCATTCGGATACAGTAAGCGCAGGCTCAGGCCTAAGGCCGGAACGCCACGAACGCCCGATGCCATCAAGGCCGTCGGTGGTGTCCGGCCCGATCGGGTCGGACATGAATTGATCTCCCTACTATCAGGTTACCGCTTCCACATCGGAGAGCGATGTCAGATGTTCACGAACATGTTTATCAAGCGCCGCCAACATGGATACCGTATCAACGCCAAGGTCGGCCGCCATCATAGCTGCCACCCGCGCCGGCCAGTTCATCCAGGCGTCCCGGTTCTGGCGGGCCATTGCGAAAACCTTACTCTCGACGCGGACCTTTTCCACTAGCTCCCCGCGCGCCCTGAGAAACTTCAACTTCGCGGTGTGCGCCTTGATGATCTCATTCGCCGTCTGGGCTGCGAGGAACGTCATCTCCGCACCGATCAGCGGTATGTCCTCACCGGCCTCAAGAAGAATTTCCCGCACCGTGGCTATGGCATCAGGGGAAACCGCTTGCTGTTTCCCATCAGCTGGGGCATTCAACTTTTTCGCCTTCGAATGTTTACATCCGGCTTGCCGCTTCGATGCGGATTGTCTTTTGGCGTTGGTGTTCGCCGCCAGCGCCGCATCTGCCTTGTCAGGATCGATGGATCCATCAGGTTCAACAGGGATGCGCCCGGAGGCAATCGCCTTCTGCACACCCTGCGCCGTCATATCCCCACGATAATTGGCGTAAGCCCGCCGCGACATACCCATGCTTGACCCTCGGAGCCGGAATCAAAACGGGGTGTAAACTCACAACTGGTTTACACCCCGTAGAAAACGGCGGAAATCTTGACTATTTCAGAACCTACTACCCGTAGGTGTAAACTCAAGCGAAACCCCTACCGCTAGCGAAATACCGGGGTCAGTCGCGCCCTCATTCTCCACGGGTTACAGGGACCCCGGCGTTGTTTTTATGCCATAGTGTGGTATTTCTGCAACATCTCTGCAAAATCCACAGAAAACCGCACGAAACACCCATAAACGCACCGAAAAGCGGTGGTGAACGCCTCAAAACATACGCCCGCGCCAGATTTCTCCGGGCGGGCGTATACGATATGGTATCCAATATACATCATTTCAGATTATCTGCAAGTCTTTTTGTTATGACCAGCGAGGACGGCCAGAGCTCCGATCACGAGCCCCTTGGCTACCTGCGGGTTCATGGGACGGCCAGCCCATCCTTCTTTGGAGGCAAATTCCTTAATAGTGAGGTTGAACCCAAGAACCCACCATGCAGCAAGAGCGATCGGCGTGTGACTACCTCCGAGGTTCTTGAGGTGATCCCACACACGGTTGCGTGCATCGCATATGCTGTCCGTCAGGGTTGGGCCATTCCAGTTGCTGGGGTTTGATACCTTAGCCCAGTCTACTGATCCGACAGTTTCAAAATGGGCAAGGTCGAAATCATGCTGGAAACGCCGGCCAGCATCGACTTCCTCGTCTGATATTTCCCCACGTTCATGCAAAGCAGAAATTGCATCTGTGATGCGGAAGCTTGGCGCTCCGATCCCGCCCTTGTCGTCCGGGATGGTGCCCTCGAACCTTGCCACGCATGTTGTCATACCAGGGAGCGGAACATGTTGGCCACGGAACCGCGCCCATTCCGCATCATCTGCCTGCCTCTTTGCGAGCTGTTCAGCCGCCGTCAATCCCATGGCATTATCTCCCCTTGTATGCCTGCGCGCCGCCCAATGGCGCATAGATCTCGTTCATCTCGCTTTCGGTGATCAACCACCCGCGATGGCGTTTCTTTCCCCTCGGGGCTTCGTCGTCCTCATCCTCATCGATCCCGTCGATCTCAACAGCCATGTCATCCCCGGCCTGTTCACAAGCCTCCGGAGCATCAGCGGAAGGCTGCTGTGCGGCTGGGCGGGAATGGATGACCGGGATCCGCACCTTGACGAACTTCGGTTCAGATTTTGCGGCTTCCGGTGCAGGCTGGTGCGTTTTCGTCTCGGCCTGGTGTGCATTTGTTGCAGGCTGGTGCGTTTCCGTCTCACTCTCCGGCTTCCACGCCTCGATGATCTTCAACCCGTCAAGGTCCGTCCCCAGGCAATTGGCGATGTGGCGGCGGCATTGCCCGGCCCGCAGTGCAACCCCGATAAAGTGCTGCTGGCTGGATTTCGACATCTTGTTGACGAAGGTGGCTTTCATCTGGAAAATTTCTCCCAGCTGTCGATGATTTCCACGATCGCTCGAAGCTGTGAGCGCATGGCATAAGTCGCCTCGTCCAGCTTTTCCTTCAGCTCTGCGAGCAGCGGGAAGAAGCGGTTGGCGCGCGGCCATTCGGTCAGCACATTCCGCACAGCCTCCCCGGGCCACGCCTGGAGCTCATCAGCCAGCGCCGCAAAGCGCAGCTTGTTTTCATCGGGTGAGGAATCCTTGGGCGGCAGGGTGAGGTAATGCACCCGCACCAGCCACGAAATGATGGTCCGGCCATCTGCGGGCGGGTTCATGGCGCGCACCGCGGCGATGTATTCCCGCCCGGCGGCTATTTCAACCGGAGACACAGGCTGGCAGAGAATTGCATCCCGCCTGGCTTTGTAGGTTCCGTAATCCAGCCCGCTGGCAATTTCCTTCAGGCATTTCAGCGATGAGCTCAGCAAAGGCGTCGGCTGAGGTCCGACGGCCACGACGGCTTCCCCCCGCGCTGCCGCCGCCAT